GAAGGGCGTCGGCGGCCATGAGAGCCAAGATGCCGAAGCCCCCTTCGAAACGAAAAGTTAAGGAGGACCGGCCGGTTAACACGATGCTGCGGGCGGGTATGTATCATGCTGCCCGTGCCAAAACCATGAAGGCCTCCATGGGAGCTGCTGTTTGGTGAACACGCTGCCGCCCCAGCGCGCCGAAGAGCTGCTGGCGCACATCGCCGATGAACCATCGCGATCGATCCGGCAGCTTGCTGCCGCGACCGGCGTCACCAGGCGCACGGCCGCGCGCTATCGCCGGATCTGGCGACAAACCCAGGCGAGAATGCCGGCCGGCGAGACTGCGCCCGTCGTCGTGGCGGCCGCGGACGCCTTTACAGCGCGGGAACTCGCCGGCGAAGCGGCCCGGCGCGGCTTCAGTCGCGGCGAGCTCGTCTCAGAGATCCTGCACACCATCGTTCACGAAGGGCTGCTGGACATCATCCTCGGCAGCGACGACCGCGTGCGGGCGATCGCGGCCGCCATCGGGACGCACTGAGGCGGCGCCGGCTGAATTTCCCCGATTAAAAAATACCCGGAAATGCAACGTGGCACCCTTTGGGTGCAACGTTTCGGCCGAATTGCGCCCTTTGGTGCCTTTTGCGCTCTTTGACGGCGTGCGGGCGATGCGGCAGAAATCGCCCATTCGCTCGGTATGGTCGCCGATTCTGAGTCGGGCCATCTTCCCATGGCGAAAAGTGCGTGTGAGCCGGCACCCGGAAGGGCGCGCGGCTCTTTTCGTATGCGCTCGAGAGCCCCTCGTCTTGCGTGATCATCTCCAGGCGTCGCGGCCGTAACACCCGCGTGGCTCGATGGCGCATTATCACCGCGACCGCGTCCGGTCACGGTGCTGCACAGGCGAGGCCGGTGTCGAGTTATCTCCGCCGGCCTCGACCTGAGCCTTTTGAAAACTATTCAGCGGTGTTCCCTGGGCGCATCCGCTGGATGAGTGACCCCACGCGCCCCCTTATCGGAGATAGAACCCGATGGAAAAGCATGTCGAAGAAATGATCACGAAGGCGGCAAGAGCCGAGAAGGCCGATGACGCCCTGAAATTCTCACAAGCGGCGTGCAACGCCGCGAACGCGCTCTGTGCGCTCGGCGCCGAAAAGCGTCTGGCAAAATAGGGTGGTCGGAGTGGCCGCTTACCGCACCACGCTTCGCGACGCCGGCGGCCGCACCGTTCCCGTTGTTCACGGCAGACTGAAGGGCAAGAACGGCGCCGCGGAAGCGCAACCGGTGCCTACCGCGGCGGTCAACTTTCGCGATGAGCTCGACCGGCTGACCAGCCGCGTTCGGCGCCTGATGCCCTTCAACAACGACACCGAGCGGTTCTTCATCGAGCGTTCTGAGATCGCGAATGCCCTCGCGAAGCTGGCAAAGCAGATCGGCTGAGCAGCTCACCCTTTTTCCGGAACGGTTGCCGTTTGCGTCTGCGCTGCCCTTTGAGCGGCCGCCGGCGCCGGCATTCGTCCTGCAGCCGCCGGCGAGCTACGCCGAATACCTGAAATCGGAGCGATGGGCCGAGCTGTCGGCCGAGCGAATCCGCATCGATGGCTTTCAGTGCCGCGCCTGCCCGCGAACCGAAAGCCTGCAGGTCCATCACCGCCGCTATCCCGCACTTCTCGGGACCGAGACGGTCGACGATCTCACCACCTTCTGCAGCGGCTGCCACGTCGTCATCGAGTGGTTCCGGCTGCGCGACCGACGCAGCCGGATGGCAGCGCAGCGGAGAAAATAGACGTGCGCAAGTACAAGCATCTGCCCTGCTTCACAAAGGCCGGAACTCACGAACGGCCACCGCGCTGGTTCAAACACAGCCGTCGGCGCCACGGAGTAGCGCGCAACGTCGTGCCGATGGCAACCGCGCTCGCGCGCGCTGCGACACGGCGTCACCTCTACATGCACGCCACCGCTCGCCAGCGCGCGGCCGCCTGATGCCCCGCAACATCTTTGCCTTCACCGAACCGGGCGCCGACTTTCCCGCGTACGTTTCGCTCAACGACGTCGACGGCCAGATCCTGCTCACGGTCCGAAGCCATGGCGACGGCGGCCGGAAGCTCGGCTGCATCGATCTCACCGTTGAACAGCTGGAGGAACTGGCGACCGCGATCGACAACTACTTGCGCGCCGACGCTTGAAGCTCGTCGCTCGCAAGGTCGCACCGCTCGATCTTCGGCGCGTCCAGCCACCGGTCAAGGAAGCCGACCCGTTCTACCTTTCGGACGAGTGGCGAGCATTCGTGGATTACATCTTCGACCAGCGTGGTCGTCGTTGCGAGGATCCGCGGCACGACGATGCACTGCCACGCTTCGGGCCCGCTGTCCGGGTCATCCCCGACCACATCGTCGAGCTGAAGGATGGGGGCGCCAAGCTCGCCCCTAACAACATCATGCTGCGGTGCTGGTCATGCCATCAGCGCAAGACCAACCGCGAGCGGGCACGGCGCGCGGCTACGGCGTAGGGGGTTTAAAAAGCTAGAGGTAGGCGCCTCAGAAACCCAGGGCTTACTCACGCGGAGATTTTTTGGACCGGCGCGAGATTTTTTCGTCGCCTAAGAAAACCTAAGGTTTGGCGCAGAAAAACGCCGGAAAATGGCGGATTGCTGCGGTTTTCATGCCCCTGACCAAGTTGCAAGAGCGATTTCTCGCCGAATACCTGGTTGATCTGAACGGGACAAAGGCCGCAATCCGCGCCGGCTATTCCGAAGCCAGCGCGGCGTCGACGGCGTCCGACCTCCTGAAGAAGCCGGAGATTCGCGACGTCGTTCAGACCGTCTCGGCCACGGCCCTCGAGCGCGCCGGCGTCACCCTCGACCGCGTCGTCACCGAGCTGGCCAGGATCGGCTTCGCCAATATCCGCGACGTCGTTCAGTGGAAGGGCGACGTCCTCAGCCAGATCATCGACGAGGACGACCCCGACATCGTCCACCTCACGCACATCAACGACGTCGTGCTCGTGAACAGCGAGGATCTGCCGCCGTCGATAACGGCGGCCATTGCCGAGGTGTCGAGAGCATCGCTCGGCGCCATCAAGGTAAAAATGCACCCGAAGCGCCAGGCGCTCGGGGACCTCCTTCGCTTCCTGAAGGCCGCGCAGCCGCCTCAAAAGCCGGCGAAGCCGACGGGTGACGCCGACCACCCGGGTGCGCCGGCGGCAGCTCCTCCGTCCGTCTGGGATGAGCCGCCGCCCGCCGGCACAAAGCCGAACTAGCGAGAGCTCTTTCCTTTGATGCACCTGCCGCCCAAGGCGTTCGCGCGCCTGGACTGGCGCGAGCGCATCATGGACGGCCGCTCGCTGATGCCGGACCTTCCCTGGCTCGACCAGGAGCGGGCGCAGCGGGCGATCCGCTTCTACAACGCGCTGCATATTCCGGACGTCCCCGGGCAGCCGCTGATCAGGGACAGCGGCGGCGAGTGGTTCCGCGAAATCGTCGGCGCCCTGCACGGGTCGCTCGACGTCGACGGCGACCGGAAGATCAAGAACGTCTTCCTGCTCGTTCCCAAAAAGAACGGCAAGACGACCAACGCCGCGGCGTTGATGCTGGTTTCGCTGATGCTCAATCAGCGGCCGCGCGCCACGTTCCTTTTGGTCGGCGCCACCCAGAAGATTTCGACGCAGGCCTTCGAGCAGATCGAAGGCATGATTCTGGCCGATCCGGTCCTCCGCGATCGCCTGAAGGTGACGCCCCACCTAAAGACGATCACGCACCTGCAGACGCAGGCCAAGCTGCAGGTCGTCTCGTTCGATCCGAAGATCGTCACCGGCACCAAGCCGGCTGGCTTCCTGGTCGACGAGCTGCACCTCTTGGGCGATATCGCCAACGCCGACCGCGTCATCGGTCAGCTCCGTGGTGGACTGCTCTCGCAGCCGGAAGGCTTCGGCATTTTCATCACGACGCAGTCGGAGCGAAAGCCCGCCGGCGTCTTCAAGAATGAGCTCGAGCGGGCCCGCAAGATCCGCGATGGCGAGGCCGACGGCCCGACGCTGTCGATCCTCTACGAGTTCCCCGAGGAGATCGCCAACGCCCCCGCCGAGGAAACGGATGCGAAATGGCGCAACCCCGCGCTCTGGCACGTCGTCAGCCCGAGCCTTAACCGCTCGGTACCGCTGAAGGACCTCGAGGAGAAGTACCGTGAGGCCGCCGAGAACGGCCTCGCCGAACTCATCCGCTGGTCCTCGCAGCATCTCAACATCGAGGTCGGCCGCGGCATCCACGATCGCGGCTGGGCCGGTGCGGCGCTCTGGCCGCGCGGACGCGATGAAGCTGTCACGCTCGAGCAGATTCTCGCACGGTGCGAGGTCTGCACCATCGGTATCGACGGCGGCGGCCTGGACGATCTGCTTGGCCTCTATGTGCTCGGCCGAGAGAAGGTGACTGCCCGCTGGCTGGGATGGGGCAAGGCATTTATCTCGCCCGAAGGATGGGACAGGCGCAAGGCGAACTGGCCTCATTACGAGGAGTTCGTGAAGCGCGGCGAGCTCGTGAAGGTCGCGAAGCTCCGCGACGATGTTGACGCGGTCGTCGACATCGTCCGCCGCGTGAAAGACGCTGGTCTGCTGGCGAAGGTCGGCGTCGATCCGGCCGGTCTCGGCATCATCGTTGATGCGCTCGCTGCCATCGGCGTCACGGAAGACTCCGAACTCCTCGGCGGCGTGCGTCAGGGCATCGCGCTGATGGGCGCCATCAAGACGATTGAGCGCAAGCTCGCGGACGGCACCTTTGTCCACGCCGATCAAGAGATCATGGCCTGGTGCGCCGGCAACGCTGTCGTCGAGCCGACACCCACCGGCATGCGCATCGCGCGCGACGCTTCGGGCTTCGGGAAGGTTGACCCGCTGATGGCAGGCTTCAACGCAAGCGCGCTGATGGGGATGAACCCCGAACCCCCGGGTTCGATCTATTCCGCCGACCGCGGCATCCGTTTCTTTTGAGAGTGCCACGATGACCGATCCGCAGCCCAACGCCCCGAGGAATACATTCGCGCTGGTCATCGACAAACGCGACGTGATTGGTGGCACCGGCTTTCTCCTGGCGCTCGTCGGGGCGGCGCTCATCCACCCTGGCCTGGCCGCACTTGTGCTTGGTGGGGCACTCATCGCCGTTGCGTGGCGGCTCTCACGGTAGCCCGCCGCCATGGGCCTGATGACGGCGCTCGCCGGCCGCAGCGCCGAGAGGAGCATTCGCGAAGTCGATCGCGAGGACGTGTTCTACCAGGAATCGCTCTGGTCGACGACGTCGCTTACCGGAATTCGGATCAACCCGCAGACTGCGCTCGCCTGCACGGCGGTCATGGCCTGCGTGATGATGATTTCCGAGGATGTCGCCAAGTGCACCCCGCAGATCTACATCCGGCTTGAAGATGGCGGCCGCGAACCGGCCAAAGATCACTTCCTCTACGAACTGTTCGCCGCGCCGAACGATTGGCAGGACGGCTTCGAGTTCTTCGAGCTCGGCACCGCCGGTCTCGTCTTCCGCGGGAACGCCTATGTCGTGCTGCTTCGCGACACTCGCGGCCGCGTCATCGAATTCGTGCCCGTCAACCCCGACTGGGTCGCGCTCTGGGAAGCGCCCACGGGAGAGCTCTTTTACCGTGTGACCCCTCAGGGGCTGCACATGCTGGCAAAGCTTCGCGGTCAGCCGTCACTGATCCCGGCTCGCGACGTCCTGCACGTCAAGGGCTTCTCGCTCGGTGGCCTGCTCGGCGCCTCGCGCATCGCGCTCGCCAACGATGCCGTCGGTCTGGCGATCGGCCAGCAGCAGCAGGCAGCGCGCTGGATGGCGAACGGCACCCGCTCCAGCGGCGTGCTGCAAACCGACAAGACGCTCAACGACGGCGCCGCCAAGCGCATGCGCGCGGAGTGGCAGTCCTCGTTCAGCGGGCTCCAGAACACGGGCAACGTTCCCGTCCTCGAGCAAGGGCTCAAATACCAGGCGCTCGGTATGAGCGCCTCCGATCTCGAGTTCATTGCATCGCGCACCTTCCAGGTGGCGGAGATCGCGCGCATCTTCCGCATCCCGCCGCACATGATCGGTGACCTTTCGCGCTCGACGTTCTCGAACATCGAGACGCAGGGCCTCGACTACATCAACTACACGATCGCGGGGTTCACCAACCGGTGGGCCCGCAAGATGGAGTGGCACTTCGGGCTGCGGAAGCTCGGGATGTTCATCGATTTCGACACCTCGCAGCTCACGCGCAGCGACATCACCGCCCGCTACAACGCCTACCGCATCGCGATCCTCTCCGGGATCATGACGCAGAACGAGGCGCGCATCGACGACGGCAAGAATCCGATCGCCGGCGGCGACAAGCTGCTGCCGCCTAGCAACACCGCCGGCGCGGCCGGCAGCGCCATCAGCGGTCAGAAGTCGGACGGCGGCGGCCGGCCACAAGAAGGAACGGTGACGTGATGGCCAAGATCGTCCGGCCATCCGATCTCGCTGCCCGGCTCACCGCGGGCGAGGATCCTGCTGGCCTGTTTCTCGGAGGCAACGGCGAGCGGCTCGGCCGCCTCGTTGCTTCCTATGGCGACGTGGGTGTCGACGACACGGTAACCGCCGAGGACCGTTCGATCAGCTTTGCGATCTCGACCGGCGGCGTAAAGCGCGACGCTCTCGATATTGCTCCGACGGGCTGGAAAATCGACGCCTATGCCAAGAACCCCGTCGTTCTGTGGGCGCACGATGACGACACGCCGGCAATCGGCCGCGCCATCAACACCCGCATCGTTGGCGGCGTCCTGCGGTCCACCGGCATCTTTGCCACGCGGGACATCCACCCGCTGGCCGATACCGTCTACCAGCTGCTCAAACAGCGGTTCCTGAACGCAGTCTCCGTCGGCTTCCAGCCTCTCCGCGCGCGCCTCGCGAGCGACCCGTCGCGCCCCGGCGGCGTCGACGTGCTCGAGCAGGAACTCTGGGAATGGTCGGTCGTCAACGTCCCGGTCGATCCTGAAGCACTCGCTACGGCCCGATCGGTCGGGATCGATACCGGCCCAGTGTTCCGGTGGGCCGAGAAACTCCTCGACAGCGGCGACATGATCGTCGTGCCGCGCGCCGAGCTCGAGACCCTGAGAAGGATGGCCAGAATGCCGACAGCCCCCGCCGTGAAGACGCCGAAGACACCGCCGGTGCCAGTCAAGCGCTCGCTGTGGCACGTCTCTGACCTCGCCAGTCTTCTCTACTCGCTGGGTTGGCTGCAGGACAACATCACGGTCGAGGCCGAGATCGAAGGCGACGACAGTTCGGTGCCGGCCCAGATGCTGGCGGCCTTGAAGGCGCTCGGCCAGGTCCTTCTCGATATGACGGCCGAGGAAGTCGCCGAGTTTCTCAATCGCGGCGATGACGAAGAAATCGCGGTCGTCGTCGGTGACGTGGTCACTTATGCGGCCGACAAGCCGGCGCTGCGCGCCATGTCCGTCCTCTCGGCGATCGCAGGCCAGGCGCGGAGCGCCACCGGCGTGCGCTACGTCGTAGAGGGCGACGAGGATCTCGACGAGGCTGCCGCGAGGAGGATCGTCGCTCAGATTGAAAACTGGAAACGCACCCCGGGCGCGCCACTGGTATTGCGCAAGGGTTTCAAGCTTCGCATCTATGACCCCCCCACGCCCGCTCCCGCTCCCGCTGCGGAAGCGGCGGCCGGCGGCGATAACCCGGTGGAAACCCCTGCCGCCGACGAGGCTACCCTTCGCCGCGGCCGCAAGGCCCGCGCGGCCCGCGCGGCGGCCGCCGCGAGCCTCCTCAAGCACACCTGACGCCCGAGGTGCGCCCAGCGCGCACCCACACAGCCATTCCTGAAAACTCGAGGCGCCGCTCCGGCGCCCGCCTCGCGCAAGCCCGACACGCCCTTGGGCAAGGTGCACCGGCCCGTCGTGACGACGCGCCACTCCCATCTGATGGAGCCCTCTACCATGAAGGATAAGCTCAACGAGCTTCGCCAGACCCGCGGGGCGGCGATCGACAAGGTCAGCAAGCTCACCGCGGAACTCAGCGACCTCGTCAACGACGATAAAGCGTTCACCGCCAAGGAGACCGAAATCGCCGCAGCCAACGGCGAGGTCGAGCGGCTGGCGCGCGCCATCACTGCGGCCGAAGCCGCCGAGCGCTCCGCCGCCGCTCTCGCCCGTCCGGTAGCCGGCCAGGAGGGCGCCGCCGCTGCCGAGGCCGACGCTGACGGCCGCACGCTTTCCAGTCTCGTCGCGGAAGCCCGTTCCGTTCGCCGCCGCGAGATGCGCTCGATCAACTTCGACGACTGCATCAGTATCGCACGGAAGGGTCTCAACCTCTCCGTCGATCGCAGTAAGCAGTTCAGGAGCCTTGGCGAGCAGCTGCAGGCGATCCACACCCACTACGCCTCCCGCGGCACCAGCAGCGACAGCCGCCTGGTGCGCGCGCCGACCGGCGCCGGCGAGGTCGATCCGACCGGCGGCGGCTTCCTGGTCCAGACCGACTTCCAGGCATCGATCTTCATGCTCGCCCACGACATGGGCGAGATTCTCGACCGGGTGAACAAGATCCCGATCAGCGCCAATTCCAACGGCCTGAAAATTCCGGGAGTCGACGAATCGAGCCGTGCCACCGGATCGCGCTGGGGCGGTGTGTCGTCCAAGTGGGCGGCGGAAGGTATCGCCGGTGATGAGAGCAAGCCGAAGTTCCGCCTGGTCGAGTTCGACCTGAAGAAGCTCATCTCCAAGATGACCATCACGGACGAGCTCCTGCAGGACTCGACCGCTCTGACCGCGATCGCCTCGATGGCGTTCTCGGAAGAAGTCATGTTCATGACCGAGGATGCGATCGTCGAGGGCTCCGGCGCCGGCACGCCTCTCGGCTACCTCAATTCTCCGGCTCTGGTCACCGTCGCCAAGGAGACTGGGCAGGCGGCAGGCACGATCGTCAAGGAGAACATCGACAAGATCTGGTCGCGCACGTGGGCGCGCTCGCGCAAGAACGCCGTCTGGCTCATCAATCAGGACATCGAGCCGCAGCTCAACGCGCTCAACGGCGCGGTCGGCACCGGTGGCCAGCTCGTCTATCTGCCGCCGGGCGGTATCTCGGCCGCGCCGTACGCCACGCTCTACGGCAAGCCCGTGGTGGCGACCGAATACAACGCGGCGCTCGGCAGCGTCGGCGACATCACCCTCGTCGACCTCAGCCAGTACACCATCGTCGACAAGGGCGGCGTCCAGTTCGCCACCTCGATGCACGTTGCCTTCGACACCGACGAGATGCGCTTCCGCGTCACCTACAGGGTCGACGGCAAGCCGATGTGGCACCAGCCGATCGCTCCCTTCAAGGGCAACCTCACCAAGTCGCCTTTCGTCGCTCTGGCCGCGCGCTAACCGCGGGCCGCGGGGACGAGCAGGGTCGCCGCCATTCGTGGCGACGGCCTCGGCACTTCCCCGTTTTCGGCGGCACCAGCCGCCTTGTTGCCTTTCACCCTCGGGCTGCTGGTGTAGCCCACTACCAGAAGGAAGCCGCTCACCATGGCTCGCCAGTTCTCCCTCACGGCTCAGCTGCCGCCGATCTCGCTCCTCCCGGCCGCGACCGATGCCGCCGGCCGCACCGGTTCCTACCGCAGCCTCAAGAACGCCGAGAAGGCATTCATCGTGGCGCGCGTGAACCAGGGCAATGCCGCTCAGGTTACGCTCACGCCCCTGCAAGCCCAGGACGTTTCCGGCACCAACTCCAAGGCAATTGCCGCCGTCCCAATCTGGCTGGATGTCGACACCTCGCTCAGCGACGCGCTCGTCGCCCAGGCGGCCGCTGCCAACATCCAGCTGTCGGCCACGACGAAGGACAAGCTCGTCGTCTTCGAGATCACGCCCGATCAGGCGCTCGACGTCGCCAACGGCTTCGACTGTATCGCCCTCCAGACCAGCGCGTCGAACGCCGGCAACATCACCGAGGCGATCCTCCTCATCCTCGGCAGCTACCAGCAGGCGACGCCACCGAGCTCGTACAACAACTAGGCCCGCGATAACTCCCCGCGGAACCTTGAGGCGTCGCTCGCGAGCGACGCCCCCTTTATTTCTTGCTTCCCTCCGACCCGTCGTTTTCGACGTCCGCCAGTGCGCGGACGGCAAGGAGATTTGTGATCCATGTCGACCCGTTCCAAGTTCACCGCCGGCGTCCTCGATTTTTACGACGGCGTTTCTCACGAGCGCGTGCTGTCGATGGCACCGCTGCAGTATCGCGACGACTTTCTCGGCATCGGTTCGCTGGCGATCCCCGCCGCGGGCTCGGCCGAAAACGGCGTCGACTGGGTCAAGAAGATCGTCGGCGCCGGCCCACCGACCGTCGCCGGCGTTGCCAGTGCGGTCGGCGGTCAGGTTGCCTGCACACTGACCTCGACCAGCGAAAAGCAGGACGCCGCGCTCTATTGGGGCGACCAGAAGGCTCTCGACGTCACTAAGGGGCTACTCTTCGAAACCCGCATCCAGCTCCCGGTGACGCCTTCGGCCGCCGGTGTGCAGGCAGTTGCGGGCCTTGCTTCGAGCTGGATCGATGGGCCGGACAACAACACCTGCTACTTGCAGGTGGGGGCCACTGCGAACGGCAACCTGCTCATCCGCAGCTACGATGGCGTCACCCAGAACTCCATCGCTGCCGGGGTGACGCTCGCCACCACGGACTGGGCGATCATCCGCATCGACGCCCGCGACCCGACCGACGTGAAATTCTTCGTCAACGGCAATCAGGTCTCCGCGACCGGCGCGGTGAATTTTGCCGCCACCGGAACGCTCGCGGTGCTCCAGCCCTACTTCGCCATGTACAAGCCTTCGGGCACGGGCGTCGGCACCCTCACCGTCGACTACGTCAAGGCCTGGATGAACCGGCAATAGCCGTGCGCGCGCCCTCCGATCGGATGGTGCGCCGAGCCGACTTCCTCATCCGTTCAACGAAGCGCGAGAACAGCCATGCTGGCGATCGGGATCGAGACGATCAATGCCTTGATCGCAAGCGGCACGTCGCTGACGGCGGCGATCCCGCTCGGGGCAAAGACCTTGCACGGCATTGCGATGCCGGCGGCCTGGGACGCGGCGGGACTGTCGTTTCAGGTCAGCGCTGACGGCGGCAACACCTGGTTGGAAATGCAATCCATTTCCGCCGCGGTCGCCGTCACGGCCGCGGCTGGTGAGTACATCGCGCTCGATCCGGCGATCTGGCGCGGCGTGAACATGATCAAGGTGCGCTCCGGCACGTCCGCGTCGGCCGTCAACCAGACCGCCGATCGCACTCTTAGCCTGATCGTCAAGCCGATCGCCTGACGCCGATGGTGGCCGCGAACGACCTCACGACGCTGGCGAACGTCAAGCCGTTCTGCTCCAATGCCGCCAACGCCGATGCCGTCCTCGGCCGGCTCATCACCCAGGCCAGCCGCTTTATCTACGGTTACCTCAATCTGCCCACGCTTCTCCCGACCCCGGTCACGGAAGTGCTTGACGGCGGCGGCAGCGACCGCTGGGCGAATATCGATGAGGAAGCCGGCCGACGCATCGGATTCACCCGGCGGCCGATCCTCTCCCTGACATCGCTCACCATCGACGGCGTCGCAATCGATCAGGCGGCGGACCCTGCTCCAGGAACATTCCCGCAGGGCTGGGTGCTCGACGCCTGGGACGGGACGGTGCCCGGCAACGCCCAGTTTCTCACCCTGCGCGGTTGCCAGCGGTTCACGCGCGGCCGCCGCAACGTCGTCGTGAGTTATGTCGCCGGCTACCAGATCTCGGCCGAGGCCGCGACCGTGCCTAACGCCTCCCCTTACCAGGTCGCGCCGGCGCAGCCGGCCGGCCGCATCGCCAGCGACGTCGGCGTCGTCTACGCCTCGGGCGGAACACCTCTCGTCCCGATCGCGACCGGCACGCCGGCGCAGGGCCAGTATCTGCTCGATCTCACGGCCGGCGCCTACACGTTCGCGAGCGCCGACGCCGGAGCGGGGGTGCTGCTGACCTATGGCTTCATTCCCGCCGACCTCGAGCAGGTCTGCATCGAGATCGTGGCCGAGCGCTATTCCTACAAGGATCGCATCGGCGTCATGTCGAAGAGCCTGGCCACGCAGGAGACGGTCTCCTACAGCCCGCGCACCATGAGCGCCTACGTGCAGTCGATCCTCGACAATTACCGCGATCCCGTTTTCGCCTGATGCCGCCCGTCTGATGCTGCCCATCCGATGCTGAAGGTCACGCTGGATCTCAGCGAAGGCCGGGAGCGGCTGAAGCGCATTCCGGAAGCCGTGCGTGCGGCGCTCGCCGAACGGCTGGAAGCGATCGCTGAACGGTTCGTCGCGGCGGCGGCCGCCGCAGCTCCGAAGAAGACGGGCGCGCTGGCTGCCGATATCCGCGACAAGATCAGATCATCGGCGCGGCAGGTCATTGCCACGGTCGATATCGGCCCGGGCAAGCCGCGCGCCTACGCATCCGCTCAGGAGCGGGGCGCCAAGACGGCGGCGCACGAGATCCTGGCCACCAAGGCGAAGGCGCTCGCATTTCTCGCGGGCGGCTCCATCCACTTCGCCGGCCGCGTTCAGAACCCTGGCGCGGTCATTCCGCGCCATCCCTTCATGCAACCGACGCTGACGGCCATGACTTCCGAAATCCGCGGCGAGGTCAGCGATGCCGCTAAAGAGGCGGCGGCCGACGCATGAGCGACAGCGCCCGGGAAGCGGCCTTGAACGCGCTCGCGTCGCGGCTGTTCGCCAGCTACCAGGGCGTGAACGGCGACGGATCGACAGGCTTCAAGAACGCGCTCGCCGTCGCGCGGCGTCTTGTCCATTGGGATAACGTCCCACGGGACCAGCAGCCGACCTTCTATCTCATCGACCACGAGGAAACGGCGGTCAGGCAACAGATCCTCGGTGTGCGCACGATCCAGGCGATGGCGTGGGTCTATGCCGCGATCGACCTCACGGATCCAGCCGTCGTCGGTTCGATGATCCTGAATTCCTTTCTCGATGGGTTCGAGGCGGCGCTCGCCCCTTCGCCGGCCGAGCCCGGGCGCCAGACGCTCGGCGGCCTCGCCAGCGAGGTCTTCGTCGAAGGCACGCTTCTCAAGGATCCCGGCGACCTCGAGGGGCAGGCGCTCCTCATGGTGCCGATCAAGCTACGCCTCCCCTAAGCTAGGAGAATTCCGACATGCTGCCCATCTTCGGCCCGGGGTCGCTTTACCTGACCCGCACCGACATCGCCAACGCGACGCCGGTGAACATCGGCTACGCCCAGAGCTTCAGCTACAGCGAGCAGGGCGATTCGAAGGAACTCTTCGGCCAGAACCAGTATCCGATTGCGGTTGCCCGCGGCACCATCAAGGCGACTGGCAAGGCCAAGGCCGCGACGGTCTCGGCGATCGCTCTCAACGCCGCTTTCCACGGCGATTCCTTCGTCACCGGGCAGCTGCTGATGGCCGAAAAAGAAGCCGGCTCGGTGCCGGGGAGCTCGACCTACACCATCACGGTCGCGAACTCCGCCCACTTCGACACCGATCTCGGCGTGATCTACGCCGCGACCGGCCTGCCGCTGCAGAAGGTCGCCTCGGGTCCCGCGGCCGGCCAGTACTCGGTATCGGCGGGCGTGTACACATTCGCCTCCGGCGATGCCAGCGCCAACGTCCTGATCACCTATGCCTATACCAGCTCGAGCGGCGGCCAGACGCGCACGGTGACCAACAAGGCGCTCGGCACGATGCCGACCTTCCAGCTCGACTATTCTTCCAAGTACAACAACAAACCCTACTACGCCCGCTTCTTCAGCTGCGTCGCCACGCAGCTGCAGCATTCCCACGCGCTCACCGATTTCACGATGCCGGAACTGGACTTCTCGTTCTACCAGAACCCGGCCGGCAACGTGTACGAGGCGAGCTTCCCGGAGGTCTCTTAATCCATGGGCAAGACCGTGACCGTCACGCTCGACGGTGCCGACTACAATGTGCCGAAACTGAACCTCGGCCAGCTCGAGCGCGCATCCGAAGCGCTCGTTCAACAGCCCAAGGAACGGCTTCCTTTCGAGGTGCTGCGCATCGCATTCGAGCGCGTGGTGCCGGTCACCGTCATCAGTGATCTGGAACCCGATGCCGGCGAGCTGCAGCAGGCGGTCACGCAGATCCTGGCACTGAGCGGGCTTCGAAAGAAGGATCCCGTCCCCGATGGCACAACGGTGCCGGGCTCGGGGGAACCGCAGCCGGCCGCCGCGGGCTAGCCGAGGAGCTCGACGAGATTTTCGGTCTCCTGATGACCGACGGCGGATATACACCCGCCGAGATCCGCGAGATGACCCTCGACGAGGCGAACCGGCTTTTTGCCTTTTGGGAGCGGCGACCGCCGTTGCGCGTGCTCGTCTCCGCATTCGTCGGTGCGACGGATACCGCGCCCGCTGAGCCGCCGCGGCCGACGCTCGAGGAGTTTGCAGCCGCCGCGCGCAAGTCGGGCGGCAAGATCGTGGGCGGTCGCAGCGACCGTTAGGCGGCCACCCAGCCGCTGCGGAGGTAGTGCCTCTCCATCATCCGGTGCGCGAAGAACGGCACCACAAACCACGAAAGCCCCGCCGTGCAGACGGCCAGTACCAGCGTGAGCAGGCAATAGCCCCACGCTCCTTTCACCGCAAAGTAGAGAAACCCGAACAGCAGCGACCATAGCCACGCGAAGCGTATCTGCTCCTCGTAGCCGTTCATCGGGTTTCGGAATCGAACCGGCGCCATCGCAACCGCGATCAGAGCGCGCCTCCGCCGATTTGTCGAGACCCCCGTCATGGCCGATGTTGTCATCCAGTTCGGTGCCGAGCTGGCCGGCATCAGCGCGGGCGTAAACGCCGTCAAGTCTCTCCTCGAGGGGCTGCAGGGTACGGTCGCCGAAGTCAGCGACAATTTTCGCGAACTCGGCGACCTGGTCGGCGTATCGCTGACGTTCGAGGGCCTGAAGGCCTTCGTCGAAGGCATGTCGGAGCTGGGCGAACAGACCGAGCGCACGGCGGAAATCTTCGGCATCACGACAGAACAGGTCGGCTTACTGAACTTTGCGGCCGAGCAGACGGGCGGTTCTGGCGAGGCGCTCATTCGGACGCTCGAAACCTTGACGCTGCGCCTGGAAGAGGCGGGCGGCAAGGCATCGCCGGCCGCCGCCGCCATCCGCGCACTCGGGCTCGATGCCCGTTCTCTCGCGAGTGGAAACATTCTCGACGTCCTCGATACGATGCGCCAACGATTCTCGGCGCTCCCGGACGGCGTGGAGAAGGCTGCCATCTCGATGGCACTCGCCCGCAACGGGGCCGAGCAGCTCCTCCCGGTTCTGAATCTCAGCAACGCGGCATGGGCTCAGCTCAAGCAGACGTTCGAGACGACAGGCGCCAGCATGTCGGCCGCGACCGCCGCCGCCTTCGCCAACACGGCGCATGATCTCAACACGCTGAAGACGAGCTTCACCGGAGTCGGCGAGACGATCTTTGGTTCGTTCGAGCCGGCCATCGATACCGTGGTTGAGGGCCTCACCAAGCTGGTGCAAGGAATCAACGACGAACTGCATCACAGCGACCTTCTTTCTCTGGCCTTCGGCGCGATCGTCTTCGCGGTGGATGCCGTCGTCGCCTCGGTACTGACGCTCGTCGCGGCCTTCGAGGTGCTGTACGAGGTCGCCAGCGGCGTGATCATTTCCATCAACAACGGATTGATCGGCCTGGCCAAAGGCGTCGTGGATGCCGTCGGCGGCAATTTCAAGAAGGCCGGCCAGGACCTTGCCGACACCTGGAAGCAGCTCGGCAGCGACGTCACCGATACCGGCGGCAAGATCGGCGGGGTCCTGAACAGCTACACCGAGCTCGTCGAGAAGCTCTACGGCATCGGCGGCAAGTCGCCCCCTGCGGAAATCACGGTCGGCGGACATGGCGGCGGTGGTGGCGGCCTGAACTTCGATAACAGCGGCGTCCAGGCGGCGATGGCGTCCGAAGAGCAGTATGTCGCGGCCTGGAAGACCGGGATCGCGGCGACCGAGCGCGGCCTGCAGACGCTGGTCGCGATGCACAAGATTACCGCCCAGCAAGGCGTTGCCTTCGAAAAGGAGGCGATCGACCAACAGCTGGCGGACACGCTTGCCGCCTACCAGAAGGAGCTGTCGATCGCGGGCCTCACGGCCGCGCAGCGTCAGCAGATCGAGAACAAGATAACGGCCGCCAAGCAGGAAGCCGCCGCGAAGCGCGAGCAGATCGACGAGCAGGAAGCGGAGCGCGAATACAACCTCTGGGACCAGGGCTTCAACAACTTCTTCTCGATGATCAACCAGGCAACCCAGCAGGCATCGAGTTTCGGGGATGCCTTCCGCATCGTCGTCGACGACATGGTCAAGAACTTCATCGAGGGCCTCGAGAAGATGCTGGCCGAATGGATCGCCAAGACCGGCCTGATGCAATCGCTCGGCTTCATCGGCAACGTCATTGGCCTGGCGCTCGGCATTCCCTCCTTCGACGTCGGCGCGTGGAACCTGTCCAACGACATGGTCGCGCAGGTGCACAAGGGTGAAATGATCATCCCGGCTCAGGCCGCCGGCGCGCTGCGCAGTGCCATGACCGGGGCCGGGGCATCGGGCGGCGGTGCCGCGCGCTCGGCCGGGGGCTCGTCGTCGGACGGTGGCGATACCCACATCCACATTCACACCATCGACGCCGCCGGCGTTAAGCAGTTCATCGCGCAAAATGCCGGCGCACTCACCGATGCGGTGGGCAACCACCTGCGCAAGAACCATACCGCGCGTTCGGCCTGGAAGTTCGCCTAGCCGATGACGCTTCCCGTGTTCCCGACGCTCGCCGGTGTTTCATGGCCGGTCAAGCGCACGTCGACCTGGTCGACTGTCAGCCACGACAGCGTGTCCGGCCGCACCTCGCGGTCGCAGCGCTGGTCCTACCCGCGCTACAAGATGGAGCTGACCTACGAATTCCTTCGCGCCGATCAGGGCGAGCTCGACAGCCTGCAGGGCTTCTTCAACCTGGTCGGCGCCGCGGCGCGTCTCTGGCAGTTCACCGATCCGGATGATGGCACGACGACAGCGTCGCCCTTTGGCACCGGCGACGGCAGCACCTTGGCGTTTCAACTGGCGCGGACCCGCGGCGGCTTTTCCGAGCCGGTATTCGCGCCGACGGACACGCCCGCGATCAGTGTCAACGGCACGCCGCTCGCCAGCAGCAACTATTCGATCGGCGCGACCGGCCTGGTCACTTTCAACGCAGCGCCCGCCAACAATGCCGCGCTGACCTGGACCGGCGCCTACAACTGGCTCTGCCGGTTCGACAACGACACGACCACCTTCGAGAAATTCATGCAGAACCTCTGGGATAATCAGAGCATCGTCTTCACCACCGAGAAGCTGGGTGCATGAAGGCGGCGTCCTCCGACCTCGAGGCGCTGCTCGAGACCGATGACTTCGTCGACTGCGACCTCTACACCTTCACGCTCTTCGACGGCAGCATCCTGCGCTACACCACTGCCGACGTCTCGATCCGCATCGGCGGCACGGTGTGGGACGCCAAGACGGTCGCGATCGACGACCCGAGCCAAAAGGCGGTCGGACACTGGAAGCTCGGGCTCGATATCGATACCTGGCAGGTCAGGATCGTGCCGAGGACCGCCGATCCGGTCACCGGGGCCGCCTTCCCGGACAAGATCGGCACGACGCCGTGGCTCGCGGCGGCAGTAGCCGGCGCGCTCGACGGCGCGACGCTTCTGGTCGAACGCGGGTTTCTTCCGGCATGGCCGCAGCCGTTTCAGGTGCCGAT